CATTAAATCGTAAGTGGGTGTACCATTCTCGGCATCTGTTGTTCCGATTGTTACTGTCGAATTAAGTACGCCTTCAGGTTCACTCGAACCCGAACCATCAAGCCATTCACCTTCTTCAAGGTCGGCGATAGCTTCTCCCATTTGTCTGACCAGCATATTATAAAGTCCTTCGGTTGTATTATCGAACAATTCCATTTCCCTCGAATAAAGGACATTGATATCTATTCTGCTCAAGCTATAAGAGAGCTGCCCAGTTGTATCTACAACTGCATCTTTTGCAGTTTCTTCCGAACCACGAGCCGCAGTTATTTTTGCTGTGATAGATGCTTGTTTACCTGTTTTCATACCAACGGGTAATACCGTGCAAAGGGGTCTAATCATTGAGTCTTTCGCTGCTTCCTCCACTACGTCCTTGTAATACTGCACGCCGAGTAAATATCCGCCCTGGGTTGTAGTTGCCGTATCAAATGTTTCATCGGATTTTGCGGTATATTCCTCAAGCCATTTCTGGTCTGAAAGTGTTTTATAAGCACAGGCTTTAAATAGATGTATCGCCTCAGCTTTAGCATCCATTTCGTCAAGTGCTTCTCCATGTGTAAGGGGTTTATTTTTACGGATATCTCCGAGAGCCTTTTCAACTTCGTCTATCCTCTCGATAAACGGTTTATTAGCTTCTCCGATCGCTCCTTTTATCATCGCGTCTAATTCAGTTTTAGTGATTTTTTCACTCATCAGTTTCCTCCTTTTGAGTTTCTTTTTCTTCCTCGTCAAAAAGTTCCAATACAACTTCTTCCTCATTTTCTTCTTCCTGCTCCGATTCCTGACCTGTATCGTCCAGGTCTCCAGAATCTGCAAGTTCCAAATAATCATCAGGATAAGTTACATCAGCTTCTTCTTGTTTATCTGTTTTTGTTACAATCTCAATCAAATCGTTTACTTTCTTGGATAATATTAAAATCTCATTTTTAAGTTCGGTTATATCGCTGTTAATAGTTGAATTATTTTTCATATAATTCTTAAATTCTTCAATATCTTCCTCGAAAGCTTTTATTGGATTTTCTTTATATTTTTCATCCCTTTCTTTTTCTTCCTCAAAAAGTTCAAGATAAGATTCATCGGAGATGCCAAGTTCTTTTTGGATCTCCTTCATTCGCACTACCTGTGTGTCGGTGTATTGATTGGCACCAATAGGAACCGCCGATATTTCATGTAACGACCATTTCTTAATATGCCTGCCTGTAACCATCCCTGTCTTCTCATCGGTAATGGGTTCCGATTCAAGCGGCATAAAACCAACCGACCAGTCTTTCATCAATTTCTCTTTGTAAAACTCATATAACAACTGGGATAATTGGGTTTTCTTATTAAATTCTATGGCAGCTTTTACCTTACTTCCCCTAACATTTTCCCATAGACTGCGACCTACCGGCAGGGTTTCCTCCGCCGAGGCTCCCATTGTTCTATTATGCCTATACAACACAGTCTTATTAAAATCAGTCAAATCCAACCCCTTTGGTTCAAGAATATCCCCATCCCTATCTACATTACCAGTAGATATAGTGGCAAGGAAATATTCCGTTTCCCCTTTCCCTTTTGTCAGTTCGGTTTCGCATTCTAATTGTTTATAAATTTTTTCCGGCATTTCTACCTCCCTTTTTTATACTTTTCATGCAGGTGCGACAGCGCATCTGCAATGTGGTTCGCATGGATGTTCCAACCCATTTGAAAAAACATCCGCTAATAAAACCGTTTCACCATCCATCAATACATGAGATTCTCTGACATCTTCATCTCCCGCTGTAATCCACATCTTACTACCCACATTCGCCTGAACCATAGCCATGATGTGTCCTTTATTCTCGGCGGAGTTCAATTCCGTTATCGATATACGATTACTCTGGAATTTGCTAAATTTCGGAAATTCCGCGTGTATTTTCGCAGCCATTTCGGAAACAGATAAATCGCCATCCACGCCATCCTGTAAAATCTTTTTCAAATGCGTATAAGTCTGGTCGGTGGCTTTATGGATTAGATTAACCCTTTCTCCGAGATACATTTTGAGCATATCGGGATCCACCTCAAAAGAAATAGGCAAATCAAAGTCAACCGTGATATTATTCCCGCCTATAACGACAGCCTGCTTAACGAATAATTTTGACACGCCCTCTATTTCGTCCTTGAACGCCTGTTCGGGTGGAGTAAGCCATTCTACGCCCTTGAGTCCCTTTTTATATAAATCGTTTATAATAGACACCGTTTGCTTTTCCAGTTTTTTAAATATTTTTAACAGAGCATAGCGATATTGTTCTTCATAGAGCTGTCTGCGGTTGACATATCTTTTCCAATAAGCAAGGCGTTGAGTTTTGGTGGTGAGTAATTTAATTATCTCCTTTGGCGGTGCAGCAACCGGGGCTGTCGTGGGTCTACCCTGTCCGACCACAGCCGAACCCGAGCCTGTCATATTCATAGGGATTAGAAGTTCATCCGCACCCTTTACCGGAGGTTCTCCTATTTTTTCCCTTACTCTATTCCTTGATAAAATACCGTTAATTACATATTGGGTATTTTCCTTAATTTCCATTTCCTTATCTTCCGGGATATTTGACTTAAAAGCGCAATACATATCCTCTGTATTTTTAAAATATCTATGCAGTACAAATTGTTCCCACCAATTCGCCTTATCTTGGAGCTTCGGCTTAATCGTATTACGCTGATAGGTTAAATCGAGAGCATAAGCATTCGCTTTGTTGACGTCTCTGGTAAGACCTAATTTGTCGAGTGTAACCCCATAACAAGCCACAATTTCACCAAGTACTCTATCATAACCTTCCGCATATTCAAGGTCTTTGGGTGTTGTGGAAAATGGCTCCGCTTTTAATCCGCCTTCAAGTACGGCAGGTCTTCCGGCGTTTTCGACACCGCCATAAGCGTTCTTCCATGATTCTTCAATACGTTTTCTTGCCGAAATACCGATATTATCTCCATTAGCGTTCCAAAGGATAACATCGGGTCTTGCCATGCGCTGAAACAATCTATCGTGATAGATTCCCATTTTATCCATCAAATGAATCGGGTCATTAGCCGCGTAAATCGGGGAATACCCCATTGTAAAATTCATAGGATTAGGTTCTTTTTCGTGTAATATCTGTTCTTTAGGGATATAGACGGGTTTACCTGTCTGTTTAGGTCTAAATTCATAATCCCGTATAGTACCATTCTTATTTTTACGGGGTTTTATATTTGTCGGCATAATAGACCATACTTCAACAGGTTTATTAAACCCGTCTAAAATAAAATACCAATAAGCCTGACCTGTAAGCTCATAGAAAATAGATTGCAGGCGATGTAAAAATCTTTTAGTAACTTCGGGATTAGGGTTTTTCCATAAAGTCAGGAAATCATGCTTTTTGACTTCTTCATTCCTATCTTTTCCGGTTCTTTGGAATAACTGCAATTCCGCCGAAGCAATATCAGCCGAAATAGTTCTTACAGCCGCGTATATCCATTTTTTATACTTATCAATCATCCCGTGATAATCACTTTGAGATACTTTCCCGCCAGTGTAGAAACCTGTGGCTATTTTACGATATTCATCGGCATCCTTCGTATTTTTAGGAGCGATATAATCAGCCAGTCTTTCTCTTAAAGATTCAAGCATCATCCCCCCTTTCTTCGTCATTTTCATCCCGCGAATCATATCCTCCGCCCAGGGCATAGACTTTTGGATTCCTCTTTTTCCCCAACCGTGTATGTAGGGCATATCTTTCGGCATCTTGTGAATCATCGTTTTTCTTTTCCGCCTTATCCGAATATTCCCCACTTTCCTCCTCAATCCAGCTCCATAAGCCCTTTTGTTCGATATTTAGCTTACAAGTGTCATAAATACTATATTTTTTCTGAAATAATAGCTTTCTGACTGTCATAATGCCGTTTTCCCTGTCATTATCGGCTTTTCTAAACATAGTGTCCTCAATACCCCATTCTTCGAGTTCTCTTTGCAATTGTTTAGCTGAATCAGGTCTTGAAGGATCAAAATAGGCAATTATTTCCTTATCCTTCAAAACAGGCGCCAATTCCCCTGCTATTTGATACAATTCCTTGCCTGTAGTGTGATATTCATAACAATTGCGCACCTGTTCGGTTTCTTCGTTATACGCGAATAATTCAAATATAAACGGATGATTTATACCCCAATCGATCCCCGCGAAAAATTCCCAATCATTAGTCAAATCAAAAGGCTTAATAATATGGTCTTCTGTAAATTCTTTATAAACCAATCCGTGCTGCGCGACAGCTATCGCGTTATACTTACGATTGAACTCATCCGGTGGTAATAGTTTCTTTTCTTCCCAATAAACCGCTTTATCGTAATATGGGCTATCGATTGAACGGTAAGTAACCGAAAAATACCCGGGATAACCTTCTTCGCCCTTTTTAACTACATCGGTTATAAACCAATTCCGGGCATAAGGTGTTGAAGTCAACAAAACTCTGCCTTTTAAATAATTAGTTCTTCTGCGCATAACCTGCCATGCTTTCTTACCCATCTTCCCAGCTTCATCAGCCCATATAGCCCTTAAAACATCACCCTCCATAGTATCGGGTCTATCCGCACTCGCAAGATATATATGCGCCCCTGTCTTGAAATCAAATATACCCTCATTCTGATGATACATATAATCCTTGTCTTTAATAATTCCCTCACGTTTAAACAACGCTTCTAACAACTTCCTCGGTCTCCTCTTAGCCATTTTAAATATCGGAGACACAACCATAAAATCATCTTCCGGATGTTTTCTAATCTCCTCTAACAACCAAACAGCTCCGAACCAACTCTTACCCCCACCCGTTCCCGCGTTCAGAGCAAGGAACCTTGCCTTTGACTCTAATATTTTCCATTGGAACTTGTGTGGTACGATAGGCTTTCCAGCAGGTGGGTATATCTGGGATGAACGCTCCTCTTGTACTGTATTGTCAACTATTGTAGGACCTATAGGCATAAATAACACCTTT